TCTCTTCTTCCATATCCATCATAGGCTCCATGCCGTAATACTCCTTTAGGCTTTTGACGCTGTTACGATACTCGGCAGGTGTAGGCGTTATGCTTGCTTCAGCGATAGGCCAGCGTGTGATTTCAGCGGCACCGCCCATGCTCTTGCGCTCTACCAGATGACCGGCAGCACCGGAGGAAAAGCCCATCTTGCCTTGCTTGCAGAGCTTCGCGATCATCGAGCCGTACTCATCCGCCATGTCAAGTTGGGCTTCATACCATAGCCCGACATCGTCCATCTTGATGTAGCCTGTACCGATGCTCTTCTTACCTACAGCAGCATCCATACCGTGGTGGTAGTAGACGTTGAGCGGTACGCGCTTGCCTTCGGTCATAGGAAAACCGTAGTCGGTTGACTTAGTAAAGTAATCACCTTCAAGGTCAGCACTTTGGGTATTACCAAAGCGCACAAGGTAGCCCTTGACGTAGCCTAACCGGTCGCTCTTGATACCGTCTACGGAAGATGTCAGCAAGTCCATACACCCACTATCCCACAGTGCCGTTTTCATAGATATGTCGTTAGATCCGGTTGGTATCCCTCTAGGTCTCTAAGCGGCAATACCCTAGTAGTAGGCCCCCAGTCGGCATTCTGTACCACGGTTGCCATGTCGCTAAGCGGTAGTCCTTCGCTGTAAAGGTTGTAACGGGCGGTGCCTAGTATCTGCTGAGCTTCAAGCGGTGTTAGCCCTTTTAGAATCTCTTCACCGGTTGCAACCTTTGGGCGTGTGTCCGGTATCGATGAATCGCCGGTTATCTCTGCCCAGCTGAGGGTCTCCGGTATCATCACGCACCGGCAGTTCGGGTGGCTTGGCATGATGGTATCTGTAGCCTGAAGTGTGCCGGAGAGAGCCAAGCAAGCAAGGCATACCCGCGCGTCCTGCGTAGCCTGTCGGCGGTAACCGGTCACTGCGCCATTCTCCGTGTATAGTTGCCGCTGGGCTTCCCTGGCGCTTCGTATCATCTCAGTACGGGCTATCGTCTCTGCTCGTTGCCGCCCGATATCAGCGGCCTTGCGTACCCGCCGTGCTACCGTGCGCGGGCCTTCACCTAGGCTTATCCCCTGTACCAAAGCCATCTGCATGGCATCGGTGGTTACTTGAGGGATGGCATCGAATAAGACAGCCAAAGGGCTACCATCGCCTGCGAACCCGACAAAGGCCTGCAGGGCTTCGTCAGGTAGACTTGTCCAGCTAGTACCAAGGGTAACCCCGGCGGGCTTTTTACCCGCTGCCGCTTCCACAAGGCGCGGCGTTGCCTCATTAGCAAGGATAGCGGCTTGTAGCTGCCCATCGGCTGTAATCACTGCCCCTTCTACCGAGAACTTCTTGAGGTTCTTTCCGAGTTCCTCAATGTTATCTATGATCCGCTGACGCATCCAGAGGATTGTTTCGCTCGGCGGTTCCCCGTTGGCTTCACGTTCGGCAATCCTACCCTCCAGCGCTTCAAGCTCATCGATACTCGCCTTGGTTGCCGCCTTGTATGCGCGTTGCATACGGCTGATGGCTACGCCTTCACGTTCCAGCAGGTCGTTCCGGTACTTCTGACTGGCGGCATAAATCCTGCCCGTCCCGGTGTCTACTCGCTTGAGCTGATTTCCAGCTCGTACCCGTAAAAAGGGTGGCTCTTATACACTACCCCCGGAGTGCATACGTGGTCACCGTCAAGGCTCTTGCCATCTGGTTGCATTGCGTCCCGCTTTGCGGTTGACCAGCGGAACCCGGCATCGCCGCCCCATAAGTCCCAGGCTACACGCCCCGGACTAGGGAAGCCCTCTTCACCAGCGTTGAAGCCTTCAGCCTGTTTGTCTACTTCATGGCGGCTGAAGAAAGAGTACATCCGGAGTATGGTGTCTTCGGAAAGTTTCTCCCCATTGACAATCTGGTTAGCCCTTGCAAGGCCTACCCGCGTCCCGCCGTCGAATCCTTCAGCCTTCCAGTCAAGTGCCCGTTGTGCCGCTGTCCGCATTGCTTCAGTTGGGCGGAACTTCATCTCATACGATCGCACTGCGGCACCATCAAAGCCGCCGGTGCTTTGTACCGGGATTGCTGTTGGGTGTAGCTGCCCTTCATCTTCAGGCACGGCTTCAAAACCCGCTATTCGCTTGGCTTCAGCCCGATCAATAATGCCAGCCTTGTAAAGTTTCTCTGCTCTTACCGCTTCCGCTTGCATATCGTCGGCAAGCGCCCTGACCGTTTCAAGGTCGTACATTACATAATCACCCTGCTGTGTCTCAGGGTATTCCGGCAGCAGGTCAGCGGTGATGGCATCCGCCAAGGTACGCAAGAGCGGCACCATGCCGTCTTCCCATGCCGCTTGCTGGGCGCGTTCGTAATTACTGTAGGTAGACCGCTCTAGCCCGCTTCCAAGCCCTAAGACCATAGGGTTGATGCCAAGCGCTGAACAGATGCGCTCTTCCGGTACACGTCTCACGGAATCCAGAGCAAGCTCTGAAGGCGTTAGGCTAACTCTATCCATCTTGTAGGCACCGGTCATAACCACGATGCCGCCGGAACCGTCCCCGGTTAGGTCTTCGTGCAGTTGCCGCTTCACCTGCCGAGCATCATCCATGCTCATATCAACGGTTGTCTCTTTGGCATCAGGCCCGACAATGAGGCTAGGCATAGCGCCGTTAGCCAAGAGTCCGTATGCGGTAGTGGATGCGGTGTTATCGGTTGCTATCTCCCGCAGTACAGCGGTAAGCGGCGCTCTACCAAGACGGATGTCGCTTGGGTCTCTGCCGTACCGGATGTGGATCATGTCGGATACCGGGATATCAAAGGAGCGCCCATCCGTGGTGTATACGTAGTGGGTTAGCGGGTTGATGCCGTTACCTACCGGGCGAACCATATCCTGCGGAAGAAACTGTAGAGCGGTCACCGTGCCACGGGTTGTAGAGCGAATCTTTCTCAGGTAAGTGTTGCCAAACAATTTGAAATCTTGAATGACCCAGCCCCAGAAAAGGCTACCCATAATCATCGGATCCGGTTGCGCCATGAGCTGTAGCACCGGGTGGTCTTCTACAGGCTCTGCCTGCTGGCTGTCTACCGGTCGGTAGAGCCGTGGTGTTGCCTGTGGGTAGTTCCGCACGTACCAGTCAATGGCTGATGCCACAACGCCATTTAGCCCAAGGTCACCGGCTACCCTTGCCCAGTCCTTGGTACTTCCAGGGAGCGCCCGGCGTAGCAAGGTTTGCAGCTGACCAGAGCCGTACCCGGTTAGGTAGATGTCCCTAGACTGGCTAAGCGGCAATGGCAATGCTTGTGTAGGATTAGCGGCGGCCTTACGCCCAAGGAAGCGGTCAAAGATACCCATGCTAGCAGTATCCCACAAAAAGAAAAAGCCCCCTTGCGGGGGCCTGTGTGTTTAGCGGTTGAGGTTACTTTATCCAGCCTTCCTTCGTCCACATCCAGCGTTGATTGTTGATTGTCTTGAAAGCAAAAAGTCTTTCACCGGTTTTCGTGTCGGTCACTTTTGATTTCTCACCATTGAGTTGTGCGTAATCGAATCCGTCTGCATAATCTTCGAAGTAGTAGCCGTAAGACTTACCGTTTGTCATCCACTGAACCAAGTATCGTTTCATATCCGTATCTCCCATATCCCCTTGGATGTCAATAATATACACCGCCCGTGTATATCTTGCAAGGGTATAGAGGTATATATTTTAGACGGCACCCCAACTTCGCTTTGATCCGCATACCTGCCAAGCATAAGCAAGGGCATCCACCACGTCATCATGCCTGCCAACGGGGAAGGATAGCAGTTCATCTTCAAAGTATGCCGGGAGTCCTTGGCAGTGCATGACTTGGCTTTGCTCGTAGCGGGCTTCCAGAGGGGCAAAGCGGGTCACTTTGTCACGGTCTGGGCGGATGCCCCGTATCGGTAACTTCGTACGCCTTAGAAGCTCCTGCACGACAGCGGCTTGGTATTGCACCTGCTCGATGCCAATCATAGATGGATTCCACTTAGCCGCCATCATCTCAATGAAGCGTAGCACGGAAGCAAAGTCCGCGCGGGTGCGATTGATGTCTCTAACGTAGATTGTCCCATCATCTCCCCGGCTTACAACCGCCACGCCGGTATAGTCGGCTTCGCTCTTGGTGCTGATGGCAAGGTCAACCCCGATGTAGGTAGGCAACCCTTCAGGGCAATCGCCGTACCGCAACCACTCCCGCTTGATACGAGCGCCCGCAGCATCCACGAACTCGGCTAAATACTCCTGCCTAAACGCGATGCTCGGCAATGATTCCCCAGCCTTGTCTACCTCTTCAGGATCTATCCAAGGGTTTGCCGTGGTTGGCATCTGCCATGCCATCCAGTCGGCATCCGTAGCGGCCTGATTGTAAAGGGTGCGGAAGTAGTTGCTACCCTTGGGCGTAGACAGAAAGAAAGCATCGCCTTTGAAGTCTGTCAAGGTTGGGCGTATGGCTTCAGTCCAGGCTTGCTCTAGATGCCGTGCCATTGCCGCTTCGTCAATGATGACCCGCTTGTACTTTCTGCCACGGGCAACGGTTGACGGGTCATCTAAAGTCCAGTAATCGATTGCCGCCCCGGTTATAAGCTCGATGCGCGGTGCGGGGCTTTGTACTGCCCTGCGGATAACCGGAGCATAGATACGCTTATGATCGGCGTATGCCTCTTCAAGCAAGCGGTAGGTAGGTGCGAACCAGGCACAAGGTAGCCCGTCAATCAGTACCGGGTCACTGAGCAAGTTACCGCCCAGCGTGGTCTTACCGAATCTTCGACCTACTCAGCCACAGGCAAGGACGTTGTATCGCCTTGCCTGTGCCATTATCACCTGCTGTGCTTCATGAGGTCGAGGGAGAATCAATCTAATATCAGGCATTCTTCACCCGCATGATACAATGTTTTATATGAAAAGAGTATGTGAAACCTGTCATCGTGAATATGATACTCCACCGAGTATGCGCCCAAGATTTTGCAGTGCTAAGTGCTGCGGAGAAAGTAAACGTAAAGCACTTACTAAGTTATGCATTGTTTGCCAAGCATCCTTCAGCACTCCACCAAGCCGTGACAGCATTTATTGCAGTAAGAGTTGCCACCGTACCCATAAAAATACCATTGACAATCCATCGTGGACTCGTGATGTATCGGGCGAGAATAATCCAATGTTTGGTGTGCAAAGGTTTGGTAAAGATAATCCTATGTTTGGTAAACGGAAAGCTGAATGCTCTTTATGGAAAGGTGGCAGGAAAGTTAGAAAAGATGGCTATGTCCTTATAGCCGTTGCAGATGATTATTTGAATCCAGCCGATACGACATCATCTGGCACAAAGTATGCGTTAGAACACCGGGTTGTTATGGAACAGCACATCGGTAGACCGCTATTGAAAACCGAGGTTGTCCACCATGTTGATCGGAATCCAAACAACAATCACATAGACAACCTTCAGTTGTTTTCATCGCATGAAGAACATATGCGAATCGGTCACGGCAAACACTAGGCAAGCAAGCACGTTGTACCGCTTGGCTTCACGTAGTATGACCTGCTGGGCTTCGTGCGGTCTAGGCAATACCAATCGAATATCAGGCATCAGTTACCTTCTATGGGTCTTGCAGGTTTCGAACCTACGACCAACCTGTTATGAGCAGGACGCTCTACCACTGAGCTAAAGACCCATGAAATGTCAGGCACCAGTAGAACCTAACCCGCCTGTACGCTCATCTAACGGAACATCATCACCAACCACAAAGGGAGTAAACACCAACTGCGCTATGCGGTCTCCTGCCTCAATAATCCAATCACCTTGCGTCCGGTTATGCAGTAGCACCTTGATAGTGTCTGTATAGTCAGCATCAATAATGCCGGGGGCATTGGCAACAGCAAGACCACGCAGTGCTAAACCCGACCGGCTACAGACAAGAGCACAAAGGTCAACAGGCATAGAAACATATGTGCCTGTGTCAACCCCTACGGTAGCCCCAGCAGGGATCACGATGTCACCCGGTGAGCGTAGATCGTAACCTGCCGAGTACTTGGTGGCACGGGTAGGAATGACACCATGAAAACTAATCTTTGCCATCAGCATACTCCACGATTACCTTGACAGGTGAACCGTCTGCGCCGGTCTGTTCTACCCTGCTAGACCACTCCTGCTTGTGCTTACGTTCAAGCCACCATGCAGCAGCTTGCCACGTCGTTTTAGTGGCATCTTGGATAACTGCAAGGTTGCGGAGTTCGGCTTCACCCTCTGCTTTTTCTACAGCATCCGAAAAAGCCGAATGCTCCCGTAGCCAGTTAGCGAATGTATCTTGTGAGATACCAGCGGCAGCACAGGAAGCCCTGCGGGTGTTACCACCTCGCAGAGCATCTGTAATCTTCTCAACCGTTGCTGGCGTGTACTTTGTTGGTCTTCCAGTAAAATTATCTTTACTCATCTTGTAACTCTTTATCTGTGAAGCGCATGGAGAAACTTGTGACTGGATATCGTTTGACAGTAAGTAGTGGATTACCCTCTTCATCTACTTTCATAGAGTGCACTTCAAGAGCTACTTTCTTGGTATCCGGGACGTACTGCACAAGTTCCACATATGGTTCACCATCAACACCAAATACTAACTTCCCGGACTTTGCAGAATAAAGCAGATTGGTTTCACCAGAGTAATGTACATAAGCAAGTCGCTTGCCGTTGTCGTCTGTCGTCTCTCGTAACTCACCGCTGAGTATATTTATCATCCCGCTGCCTCCATCTTATTTGCCAAGGTTAGCCTCGATTTCTTCTGTAGCAGCCCATACTAGGGCATCTTTCATCTGACGCTCTGTGATGCCTTGCTGTTTCGCGCGTCTCTTGACATCAGCGTATAGCCAACGTGTATACATCTCATTGTAGACAGCCAAGCACCCAGCGCCCAGCAGGATACCAAGTGCAAAGATAATCATTCTGCTACCTCTTCTTGTTGTGGCTTTTTTTCAATACACCAGTCATTTACTACTATCATTGCTCGGCTTATTCGAGATACAAGCCTCCAGCCAATGATGTTGACGTGCTTTGCAATTCTGTATTTGACCTGTTGAATCATCCCTCCACCAGCTTTTCAATCAGTCCGTGAAGTTCAGTTGCGGCATCTGTAATCAAGAGTTCAGGTGCGATTTCATTGGTATACAACGGCATAGTGAAGATAATGCCACATGGAAACTCAGCTTGTCGGTATACAAGATTCCAGTGTGTGCTATTGATGCGCTCAATGCTCAATGTCCTATCTAAGTATGAAATGGTCATTTCGTCTTTAGGGTCTT